TTACGACATTACAGCGTCTTTCAATAATAATGGAAAGGCATTTGAAATTGCAGCCGACTGGATTAATACGAACAGAACACCTCTATTAGTAAGATCTCTTAGAGATTGCTGTCAGAACTGGACACAGTGGAGACAAATCGCAACCGCTGGTGTAACGTATAATCATGGTGCAGATATTTACGCTTCGAGATATTACGATAGCGATAATGATTTCTATTATGGTGACTTTGCAAGCACATCTCGTGTTGCTGCAATAGACATGTATAGCACTCTTTCTATGATGAATGGTGCGCAAATTCAATTGCGTGCACCAGGTTCGAACAACCTTCGTGGTTATATTCAGGTACGAGATACAAACGACGGCCACTTAAGAATTGCTACCTCGGGTGGTGAAGATATTCGCTTCATGGATGGTGGTCTCGACGGTCAATGGAATATGATTATCAGAGGTGATGGTAATACTCTGATTAATAACTACATTGACGCGACGAGATTTAGAGATCGAAATAGTCCCGGCTTTTACGGTGATTTTGCTTCTACGTCTCAAATGAACGTAGTTGATGTTAATCGCTTGAGAGCTCGCGGCTCGACTGGATATTTCTGGGATGGTAACGAAGATCTCTCTATGTATGTTTATGGTGAGATTGCGAACTCTAACTATGCGGCCGGTAATTTACAACCAGGTGCTTTGAACATCGGTCATACTAATCGTAACTATGCGTGGGATGGAACATCATGGGCCGGCTCAATCAATGTGGGTATTCTTGCTAACACTTCAGAAACTTGGGAAATGGCAATCCACGATAGTGGAGATAGTGTTAAATCTTTTGTCTACTTTAATGGTGGTAGCGATTTCCAAATTGGTCGAAACATTGGCTGGGGTACAAATAGAGTCATACATCCCGGTGGTACAGCGTCTACGATCTATACAGATTGGACGAATACAGGTTATTACTTAAATCCAGCTTCATTGTTTAGTTCTAATATTAATGGCTTTAGTTTAAGAACCAGAGCAATGCTTGGTGGCCCAGGCCATAGTAGAGATATTGTCTATAGTGGTAGTGCTTATTTCCATGCAAGGCCGACTATTACAAGTGACACTAATTATTGGACTGGTGCAGTAGGCTGGAGTAGACAAGACTTTAATACTCGTGTTGCGGATTGGGGCTCGGGCTTTTTTGATACTTGGAGCAATCCACCTAATCAGCCTTCAGGTACATCTCACTGGGTGGGCGTGCAGGCATATCACTATTCTAATGGCTCAGCCAGATATGGTTGGCAGCTAGCCGGCGGACCAATTGCAGGATTAAGATTCCGTAATACATGGTCGTCATTTAGCTCTTGGAAACACATCACAATGTACGGTGTGAATGACGCACCAAGTGGTTCAAATGGTTACCTTTATGCGCGTAGATTTGTAGATACTGATTCGAGTGGCTATTATGCCGACCCAGCAAGCACTTCAAGATGGAATTCTACAATAAGTAATGAAACTTATACTTACGGGTGGTTCCGTAACTATACTTCGGGTCGAGGCTTATATAGCCAGGCAAACGGCAGACACTTCTATAGTCCAGGCAACGTCTATTGGCACATCGATGGTAGAAGTGATGTTGGCGGTCTTATTTTCTACGATCGCTACAATGGCTCACAAGGAAGTAGTACAGGTCGTCGTGGTTACGTATACTACGATGGTTCCGGTTTTGGATTATTGCATAGTGGTGGCGGTTGGGCTCTTCGTATTTTCAGTGGCAACTCAAACCATGAACTTTATGGTCAGACCTACGCTAATACATTACGAGCTTATATTTTCTATGATCGTAATAATGGCTCGAGCTACTATTCAGATCCAGGCTCTACTTCTCGTCTAAACGTTTCTATCACTAATACGAGCTACTTCAGTTCGAACACGAGTAGAGGCTACGCTCAAGGATATAGTTCGCGGAGTTCTTCTTTACATAGATTCTCTTATATTACAATGAACAATGGAAGCTCGGGTTGGAATGATTATCGCTTCCACGGTATTGCATCGACTGACTATAACAATAACTTTAGTGATAGTATATCGATCAACTCTTATAATGACGTAAACATAAGACTTGATTCGAATAGTAATAACAGCAGCTCTTACTTACGTATTCACGACAATGGTAGAACAAATGCACTTAACGTAGCATATATCGGTAGAGAAAGTAACAACGCAATCGCATACTTCTACAATAGAGTATATGGTGCAATCTACTATGACCATAGCGCAGGCTATTATTTTGATGGCAACTCTACTACAAGATGTAATCAGCTTACTCCAAACAGAATTAACTCACCTTATCCTGGTGGTAACTCTGGTATTACAAGAAGTAGCTCAGCATACTCATTTGGCTTCCAGGAATCTGGTAGTTGGAGTTATCCATATCCTGACTTAGTATTACAATACCACACTGGTATGTCATTTGCTGCTAACCCATCTTACGGTGGTATGCGATTCTTTAATGATTATAACAGTAGTACTGTAAGATTCCAAATTAACGGGGGTTCGGGATCAACCTTAAGTCATAATTTCTCAAATACATGGCTCCACGTTGGTGGTGGCGGTGTTGGTATCCGTAGCACCTATAACTCAGCTACCTTCTATCCAAATAACCAGTCGAGCTATGGTTCTTGGAATATCACCGGATCTAGAAGTGGTTGGAGAGGTCTTTCATTCTCTGATTCAACATATAGACCCCACTTAATGTTTGATGGTAGCTCGAGTGGTGGTTACTATATTCAGGATCTAGGACGTTGGGTATACTATCATAACCGTGCCAGAAACTGTACTGGTTTTGCTTCATCTTCGACGCTTTCAGGATATCGTGTACGTATTAATGGTTCACTTTATTGTAACGGTAACGTTGTTGCTTACTCAGATAGACGTAAGAAGAAAAATATCGTCACAATTGATAATGCTTTGGATAAAGTGTTGCAATTGCGCGGTGTTTACTACGAAAGAAAAGAAGATTTAATTGACGAGCGTGATGACCTCTTTAAGGGACGTCAGCTTGGTATGATTGCACAAGAAGTTCTTGAGGTCGTACCAGAAGTTGTCTCCTATGCAGAGGAAGTCGATGAGTATGCACTTGACTATCCAAAGATGGTAGGCCTACTTGTTGAAGCACACAAAGATCAGCAAGAAATTATAAATAACCAGCAAGAAAAAATTGACAAGCTGGAAGAAATGGTATATAATATGATGCAAAAAATGGAGAACCTATAAATGGCCTTAATTCAATCTTACGAAATTCCCGGCACTGGATTGTCAGCACCAAACGCCTATTTTGTAGTTACGGACGTAAAAGTGCATAAAAGAATGCACGATTTGAAAACACCCGTAGATACTTACGATCCCACTGGTTATACGAACGGTGGAGTCTGGGACGAAGGAACTGAGGTTCACTGGAAAAAAGGATACATTGGTGAAATTTTTATGACTATATGGGCAAATAAAGAAGCTCGAGAAAATGACCAGAAACCTATTGGTATGGCTGGTATAGATGCAAGTGAAGTAGAGGCCGAAGTACATATTGGTACTGAGGGGCTTGACCATCGCTGTGTAATGTTTATTGATGTTGATTCACCAGACAATTATGTTACTCAGGCATACACATATTTAAAGACGCTCGATTATTTTGCCGGCGCAACAGAAGATTAATAAATAGATTTAAATTCAAACGGAGATTAAAAAACATGGCACTTAGCGACGAATTTACATATACATGGGAAGTGACTGGTTTGAGAGTACGCAATCAGGTTAACACTGATGGTGATACTTTGACCGATGCTGTTGTTCAGACTTTTTGGAAAATAGAAGGTACTGATGCAAATGGTCACACAGCTATACACCAGGGTGCAACACCTTTTACTGCTGAAAACGTTCCTGCTGGCGAATTTGTATCTTTTTCGTCATTGACAGAAGAAACTGTTTTGGGCTGGATTCAAGACTTTGTTAATAATGATAGGGTTTATAGCGCCCATATCGTAGAAGTTATGCAGAGAGACATTGATCGTGAGCATAACGTTAGAGATGCTTCAATGCCTTGGGCCCCTGAAGAGCCAGTAACGCCGACACCAGGTGCGCCCAGCGAAGACGAACTTGGAGAAAGTGCAAACACTGCTGCACCGGAGTAATTCATGAATTATTCATGGAAAGTTTTAGAAATTTCCAAAAAAGATGTGACGAATCAAGATGGTGTTGTTTTATCTGACTCTGTAATACAAATTAGTTGGAGTAAAACAGGCACAACAGACGATGATGTTGAAGCATCTTATGTGGGAAAAACTCATTTATCTGCTGAAGAGGTTGCAGAAGCAGACTTTGTTGCATATGAATCTCTTACTGAAGATATTGTTCTTCAGTGGATTTCTTCGTCTTTGAGCGATGCTGACGTTGCAATTATAAATAAATGCATACAAGACAAAATCAACAAACAAGGTGTAACGAAAACAGAAGTATTCCCTTGGTCTTGATTTTCTGAGTTGAATTTATACATTATGGAGGTATTATGCATGATCTGCGTTTGCATGGTCTCGTTTACTACGCATTAAAAAGGGGTGGGTCAATTCACCCCGTTATCTTACCTAAAGAACTTACAGGCGAAACAGGTATCATGAATCCTTCTCTCTTTAATAGAGATGGAAAATTATTCATGAATGTTCGCCATGTAAATTATACGCTTCATCATAGTGAAAATCATAAATTTCCCCATTGTTATGGGCCTCTTCAATATATCCATCCAGAAAATGATATTAGCTTAACGACACATAATATCGTATGTGAGCTTGACGCTGATATGAATTTGCTCACTGCTGGCCAAGTTAAAATGAACTTTAACACGAAGCCAACGTGGAATTTTATTGGCCTTGAAGATGCTCGACTTTTTGTATGGGAAGATCGAATGTTTCTTTGCGGTGTAAGACGAGATGCTTATGACGACAAAGGCACTGGGCGTATGGAGCTTTGTGAAATAGATTTTGTAGATGGTATATGGCAAGAAATTGGAAGGTACCCTATCCCCGCTCCTCCGCCTAATAAATCTTACTGTGAAAAGAATTGGATGCCAATTCTCGATAAGCCATGGCACTTCGTAAAATGGACTAATCCCACAGAGGTCGTAAAGTTTAACATTGAAGATGGGACGACTGAGCAAATTGTGCATGAACAAACACGAACCTATCCTACACTCTGGCGTGATGTAAGAGGCGGAACTCAGGTTGTACAAATCGCGCCAGATCGAAGAATGGCGATCACTCACGAAGTTGATTTGATGAAAGATAGCCATGGAAGAAAAGACGGTCACTACGCTCATCGAGCAATCATTTGGGATGATGATTGGAACATTATTAGTCATACTAAAGATTTTACTTTCATGGGTTCACAGACTGATTGGAGAGTAGGATCTCAGCACGTAATTGAGTTTGCCACCGGCCTAGCATTTGCTGGGACAGATGCTTTGATTTCTTATGGCTTCCAAGACAATGGAATTTTTATATTGAAGATGCCGCAAGAGGTTTTCTTTGATTTCGTAGTGAGAGGATAATATGTTAAATGAGTTAGTTACTGAGTTTGCACTTGATTCAAAGAATCCTCAAAAAATATTCGATATGGCTAGAGAATATGATAGGCTTGAGCAAGGCGCAATGGCGATTGGTCTTTATTTGAGAGCAGCAGATATCGAAGAAGAAGACGTAGATTTTCAATATAAGTGTATGGTGTATATGGCCGAAGCTTACCGTCGACAAAGAGATCGTAAGCACAGTGTACTCATGTCATTGCAACACGCTTTGCGCCTGAGACCTAATCGACCGGAAGCACTTTACCTCATGATGAAGCACTACGAATCATGGGGAGACTGGAGGAATCATTTTCTTTACGCTGAATATGGTTTAAGAGCTCTTGAACTCGATGATCTAGAAGATCCTATTAAAGACGTGGGCTATCCTGGCAAGTTTGCATTTTATTACGGAAAGGCATTATCAGATTGGAAATGGCTTGGTTCAAAATCATCTCGAGACGCGCTATTCAACTTTAGATATAGAATGAAGAAAGGACCACACTATAGGCGACTTTCTGATCAGCTCGTACAAGAAGTGGGTTATCCACACTCAATTACTTACAATCAATGTCCGGATTTTGAGCGATACAAATTTACGTTCGATGGATTATCTACAATCGATAAAAACTATTCGGCTCATTTCCAAGATATGTTTGTGCTGTCATTATTAAATGGAAAGCGCGGCGGTACTTACGTAGAGCTTGGTAGTTGCGATCCCTTCGTTAATAATAACACGGCATTGCTCGAAACAAAGTTTGATTGGAAAGGCGTATCAATCGACAAAGAAGAAAAGTTTGCGTATGATTTCTCATCTAAGAGAAGCAATACTGTGATTTGCGCAGACGCTATGCATGTAAACTACGAAGATCTTTTCCACCAATTGTGTATGGATCATGAAGTTGATCTTTTGCAAATTGACTGTGGTCGATTCTCAATCGGTGTTCTTAAGAATATTCCATTCGATCATTATAAATTCAATATCGTTCAGTTTGCGCATAATCATACTGAATCGGGTCAATCGAGTGCAAGAGACGAGCAGCGCGAGTTTATGATTGAAAAGGGATATAAACTCGTAGTTAATGATGTTGCTTCTTCACCTACTACTTCATTTGAAGATTGGTGGGTTCACTCTTCTTTTGTTAACCGCGTCCCCGAACATATGTGGTCTCAAAAAGAAATCAATTTCGTATGGGATTATATGATGGACACGAATTATTTGCAAAATGCATCGGAGTTTGTCGAATGAAAATAGTAATTGTGACCGGAGGATTCGATCCACTGCATTCCGGTCACATAGCTTACTTTAAAGAAGCACAACAATTAGGTGATATTCTTTGTGTCGGTTTGAATAGTGATGAATGGCTCAAGCGAAAAAAGGGTCGCTATTTCATGCCGTTCAATGAGCGCAGAGAAATTGTAAAAAGTCTTAAAGGTATAGCATATACTTTTGGCTTTGATGATAGCGATGATACGGCAATCGATGCAATCCAACACGTAAAAGATTACTTTAAAGTACCAAGTCCGCAAATCATTTTTGCAAATGGCGGTGACCGCACGAAAGATAATATCCCAGAAATGGTTTACGACGATGTTGAATTTGTCTTTGGTATTGGTGGAGACGATAAGAAAAACTCATCGAGCTGGATATTAAAAGAATGGTCACAACCTACAGTTAAACGTGACTGGGGAACATATACAGTTCTCAATCAAAATGGAAAATGGGCGGTTAAAGAGCTTTCTTTTAAAGTCGGCAAAGCCCTCAGCGATCAACGCCACTTCCAGAGATCAGAGCATTGGCATGTCGTCGATGGAACTATTCGCATGAATTTAGAATTTCCTAACGGAGATAAGATCTCTAAGATCTATAACGAAGGCGATAGTATAGACATCCCTATGTGGACGTGGCATAAAGCCATTAATATTGGAGATGTAGATGCCAAAGTCGTAGAAGTTTGGATGGGCGAAGAGCTCAAAGAAGAAGATATTGAACGACGAGATTGATATAAATAACTTATAAATAGAAAAAACGCTAATAGTCCAAGGAGACGAAGATGGCAATTGAAATCGGCACCACTGCCGTTATCACTAATGATTTTAAGCTTCAGTCTATTGCCGGTGGCACAGGCTTTTACGACAACTTCCAACCAAACGTAGTTAATCTTACACCAGCAAGCTCAGTAACTTTGAGTATGTCTAACGCATATTCGAGCATTGGGCTTGATAGAAACACGACGTTTTCTTTGTCTAATATAACCGAAGGTAAAACTGCCATTATTACAATGGACTTAGATGGTCACACACCTACCTTTAACGACATAGCCTGGGCAGAAGACACGACTCCTGCTTGGAGCACTTATCGTTATTGGACAGTAGCTCTTGTTGCATGGTCTGGGAGTGTTGTAAGAGGAATTGCCAGTGGGTTTAATTCGACTGGAGGAACATCTCCTCCCGCCCCAGACGTAGATTTACCTAATGGTCCTTGGGAATTGTATTCAAGCGGAGGTAATCTTGGAGGTTACGCACGCGGTTCATTTGTAATGGGTAGCAATGGACAAGCTTCCTTTACTGCTTCTGGTACTGGAGGTGCAGCAACTTTTGGTAACTTATCGAGTCCTGCTACGTGGTTATATTCGGGGAGCGCTTCCGATTATGACGTAAAATGGGATTACACTGCATCCCTGCCCGAGGCAGATTGGATACAAGGCCAAGAGCCAGGTAATGGCTGGCTTAATCTTGGAACAACTCGTCAATGGGGAATCGAAGATAGTAGCCAAGGTGGTGAGAATAACTCGGTTTCCGGAACACTTTATATTAGAAGAGCGTCTAATCAACAACAATTAGCATCTGTTTTTGTACGTATAATAGTAAACTACTCTCCTTAAGGTAAAACCATGGCCGGAATTCAAATAGGTACAAGCGACGTACTCAATAGCAGCCGCGAATTCGATAATATAACCGGCGCTGACGGTAACTACGATGGGCTGCACGCCCGACTTGTAGGTGGTTTAAGCGGAACCGTAATCAATATGTCTGTTCCTATGACAAGACATACTATGACTGCGCCTACTACGTTTGGTCTTACTGGAATTTCGGCAGGCACAACTTGTATGCTTCTTCTTGATCGTGGTGCAGATTTGCACGAACCAACATTTCCTGCAGGAATTGAGTGGCCTACTGAACCTACGTGGACAAATTGGAGATATTGGCAAATTGTTTTAACTTGCCCTCGCGGTTCTCAAGTTACTGGTAACGCAATTGGTTTTGTTTGGAGTGGTGTTAATGGTGAAGCACCAGGCGGAGCGGCGTTTGAGCCGACTTTTTCTAAACCTTCCGGTTGGCGATATTCTAATAAACAAGTTGAAGCAGGTGTGGGACAGACAGTATTCACAGCAGTATCAATTTACTTTGCGCATGACACGTCAAATAATAGAATTTATGTCAGATTCGCGCACTCTGACGATCAAACTCCGCAAATAGCAAACGATGTTTATGTAGGTTATACAAATTTAACAAATATATCAGACATAGAGTTTAAATATAAGTATGCCGATGCTTATGCAGAATGGGATCACACACCCACGGCTGAAACCGGATGGTCGCCTGGAGACACAAAAAAATCGCCAGAGGAATTCGTTAAACGTCACGGTCCAGGGCCTATTCCCGAATTAGACGATCAAACAGCATCAGGTGGTCGGCAATACTTACCAGATCAGTGGTATTCATTTTTTCCAAGCTCGTGGGATGGATCTAGTCTTGGCGGCAGTTTCAAAAGACTCGTTTGGAAAGCTGGAGCAATGCATTCGAACCCGTATGGTGGTGGTCCATGGCAAAGCCGCGTTGGAGTTGCTTGGGGAGCATCAATTGACGACAATTTGTCAATAAGAATTACGTGTGATGAAGGTCAATTTATTTCTACTTGTAATTTAGGTAGCTATGAAACTGTCGGTAATACTACAGGCGCACCAACCACTGATCCAGTCATTGCTGACATTCAATTATTAGCTATTCGCCGGCCTAACTAAAGGAGATAATAGATTGAGTTTAACACACACCTTTAATCTTATTGGCTCAATGATGAAACCCAGCTTTGATCCTGGTAGTGGTAATAATATTCCAGCTGGTACAAATTTTGCAAGGACAACTCCGAGCGGTGAAACGACGTGGGATTCAAATAATGCTGCGGTGTTAACATCTGATTTTGAGGTCGAGCCCGCAAGCACCACGCTTTTTCTTAATTCAACAAGCCAATTATATCTTAGAATGGAAAAAACCGCAAACGGAATGGAAATTAATTTTTTAACGCCGGATACTAACGAATTTGGTGTTGCTGCGGATGAAGATTATTGGATTAATACATCTAATCAATTTCAGGAAGCGACGCCACAAACAGAATATACACTATATGAAAATAATAGTGTAAGCTTTGATGCATTTAAATTTGTTTTAACTACTCGTGAAGTAGATCATAATGGTGATGGATTTTCGGCGATCCCACAAGATAGATTGCGAGCGCCAGGCGCGACGCAGACGACACCTTATGATGATCAAAACATTCCGTGGTTTTCTGTAACTAATACTGGAGACAAAGCAGCTTATGAATTGCTTTGTCTTTCTGCTAGAGAATACGAATCACAGGGTAATGGTTCAACACAAAATGGCGCTAATAGAATTGTAGAGTGTTGGGGTAGAGCACAAGGATATGCAGATACGTTATTAGTAACTTATACTGTTCAAGCATATGCAGAAGCAAGAATAGGTTCAGTATAACCCGAAATAAATAAAATAAATGCTAATAGTCCAAGGAGACGAAGATGGCAATTAAGGTAGCATCGACTACAGTAATCAATGACTCGCGAGTTCTTCAAAATCTCGCAGGCGCGTCTGGCAAATACACAGACTTCCACCCAACAGTAACTTCAATTAGTACAGCGATTAATTTTGCTAAGCCGGTTATGACTTGTACAATGTCATCTAACGTTACGTTTTCAGAATCTAACAAGGGGGTTGGTCGAAACAGTGTTCTTTTACTCGATACAAATACTGCTGGATATACACCTACTTTTTCGGGTAACGTAGAGTGGGCAAATGACACGACGCCGACTTGGTCAGATCACAGATATTGGCATATTTCAATGTGGTGTTGGGACGCTACTTATGTGAGAGCAGTGGCAGCCGGCTATAATACGTGAGATAATGTAATGGTTATAAAGGTAGGTTCATCAACAGTAGTTGGAAATTATTTTTCAACACCATATTTAGATAATATTACAGATACGACAGCAAGCGTATATGGTGTGTCAACTAATGATCCTTTTCAGGGAATATTTGCCACCAACACAATTAGTGGCACGTCATTTGTTGCTTTTGATCATTCAATGGGCGAATCGAATAGAAATGGTCAACGTATAGACATGAGCAATAATATGACACTTTATTACGAAGCTTCGAGTGCGTCTGCAGGATTTGTATCTAATTTGCTTATTGATCGTAATCCATCGGGTACCGCGTTCACATTAGATTTTTCTTCTTCAGAGCCAGGTGCAATGAACATTCGTTGGGAAGATGATACTGAACCATCTTGGAACGATTGGCAATATTGGCACGTTTTTGGTATTTGTTTAGACTCTTCAAATATTAGAGTATCGGCTATTCCTTGGAATCAAACATCAACTGCCGTCCCGCCCGGAAGTTTTACGGGTCGCGAGGAAGCGAGCGGTGTATTAGCTTACATTTCTGCATTCGATGAAAATACTCAAGGTGGTCTAGCTTCAGATCAATCTAAAGGAACATTTAGAATTGAAAGAACCGCCACCGGTCATAGAATCCAAGTAAGGTATGATCTTGGCGATATCGCAAACTGGTATAATAGTGCAGGACAGTCTCAAAGTCTTACTAGCAGCTGGTCAACAATTTACACGAGTACGACTACACCGACGGCTGTTAAAATTACGTCAACATCTAGCTTGGGATCATTAGATAGTGGATGGATTACAACTGGATCTTCTGGCGTAGGAGTCAACCAATCATTTGATGCTAGTGCAAGTGTTGGAGGGGTCGGAACCGACAATCAAACAGATAATAGGTATTTTGATTTTTGGGTAAGAGCCTCTGGATATGCAGACACTAAAGTAGCAGAATTTTCTGGTACCGCGATTGCTTCAGCAGTATCAGAATGTTTTATAGGTGATTCACTACTTACTATGGTTGATTCAGATGGCAGCAATATGCAAAACGTTTCTATGGAACAAGCATACAATACATATCAAGCCGACACTTCAATTGCAAGATATGTGCAAGGCAATGACAACGTAGTCAACCAAATTATAGAATTTAGAAAAACAGATGGATTTACGACGCTCATTTCATTCAATGGATCTGATTTTTTTGTAACAGGTGGTCATCCTTTTTTGACGACAGATGGGTGGAAGTGTGTACATCTTGCTGCAGGACAAGCAATTAATCCAAATTTAAATCTTACTCAACTTGAAGTTGGTGACACTCTTGTTAAGTTTAATCCAAGTACTCAGCAATATTACCAAGAAGAATTAACTTCAATTGAATCAAATCATCAAGCAATATCTGTTTATTCGCTTGATGTAAGTGGACCAGATTCAGGCTCGACGGGTAACGATACTTATGTTGTTGATCAATTTGTCGTGCATAACAAGTAGGAAAAAGAAATGACTTTACCACATTCAGCTGGCCACGGTATTTTTTCTGGGACTAATCCTTATGATGGCGGTAGCAGTCCACCTCCTCCGCCCGCGTCAGGTGCAGTTTCAGGTGTTACTTCTAATAACACAATTAATGAAGGCGCAACGGAAACCTTTAGCGTAACTACTTCTAATATTGCAAATGGCGAATCAGTTAGTTGGTCAATTAATCATGGTACAACATCAGCTGCTGATTTTTCTGCTACGTCGGGTACAGCAACAGTCAATAATAATAGTGCTTCGTTTAATATTACCGCAACAGCTGATTCGACAACTGAAGGTAATGAAACATTTACAGTTACTGTTACTTACACTCCGACGAGCTCGTCGAGTACTACTGGAACAATTACTGTTGTCGATACGTCGCAAAGTCCTCCGCCGCCATCAACACCATCGATTACTAGTGTATTACCTGACGGTTCAACATCTCATGTAGAAGGCCTTTCGCAAAGATTTGATGTTGTGACGGTTAATGTTCCTAATGGTACTTCACTTAACTGGACCGTTAATAATGTAACTACATCAAGTGCTGATTGGACGACTGCGTCTGGAACAGTTACGATTAATAGTAACGCAGGTTCCTTTTTTGTTGAATCTGCAACAGACGCGTCAAACGAAGGAACAGAAGAATATACAGTTACAGTTTCGGGCACAGTTAGTTCAACGTCTATTTCTAAAACGTCTGGCTCGCAATATGTCGTTGATGCTGCTTCACCGAGAATTGATTCTCTTAGTGTTTCGTCAAGCTCAGTAGAAGAAGGAAATAATCTTAATGTTATCGTAGATACGCTTGATTATCCGAATGGTAACAAAGTATTTAACTGGGCCATTTCACACGTAAGCACTATTGCGCAAGATTTTGATAGTACAAGTGGTACTGTCATAGTTGCAACTTCTTCCGGATCTGGGACAGGAAACTTTAATGTTCCTATTAAAGCAGATACTGTTGCAAGCGAAGGTAGCGAAACGTTTAGAGTAACTGTAACAGATCCGTCTACTCCTAGTATTAATGCACAAACTATTTTAGTTACTATCGTCGATAAAACACCGAGAATGGTTAGTTTAAGTGGTCCAACGACAGTATACGAAGATGGAAGCACTAACACATATACTTTAACGACGGCTAACGTTCCTAACGGTACAGTTTTAGACGTAACATATAACTATGGATCCGGTGTAACCTCGGCCGATTTTGATACAACTACAACCGGCGCTATTACTACGACTGTAAATAATAATACGGCTTCAATAACCTTTGCGGTAAACGAAGATGAAACGACTGAAGGCGATGAAACATTTACTATCACGGTTGATGGTAATGCAGCTCATCCAAACGACGCGGGAGTATCTGTTCCTGTAAGTATAACGTCGGGAACAATTACAATTGATGATAGTTCTACAGAACCTAGTTTAGCTATTTCTAGTACGCCAGTTCAGGGCAACGAAACAAACTTCGCCACGATGACTTGGACTATCACTGCTGTTGGATTTAATAGTGGTACAACGTTGAATTGGTCAGTTAATCATGGTTCAACATCAGCTGCTGACTTTACTGCTACGTCAGGTACGACGACGTTAAGTGGATCCACAGCTTCAATTTCAATCACAGCTGTTGAAGATTATGTTAGTGAATCTGCAGAAACATTTACTTTCACTGTTTCTGGCACTTCTGCGGGCGGTACATCTGTTAGTGAAACTTCTCATACTGTTACACTATATAGTACGTCTCAAACACCTTCTATTAGCTCTGTTTCTGGACCTTCATCAATCGACGAAGGAGCAACTGGCGATTTTGATATTACCACAATTAACGTTCCCAATGGCACTCAATTAGCTTGGGAGATCCAAACCACCAGTGGTACTACACCTCCGCTTAGTGGATCTGGTTTAACTGCTGATGATTTCTCTGGCTCAACAATATCTGGTACTGTTACGATAAACAGCAATACGGGAACAGTTACCATTGGTCCAGTCGCTGACAATCTTACTGAAGGACCCGAACAATTCAAAGTGTATGTGTCTGGTACTGCTGGTCCAAACAATGCATCAGTGAGTGGAACCTCTGGAAATTGCACGATTAACGATACATCGAAGACTGCTGCAAGCATGGACTCTTCTTTTTCTATTACTGGTGGCATTCAGAGCGAATCCGGACAAGCCGGTTTTGTTGAAGCTTATATAAAATATGAAATTGATCATGAGCCTTCTAATAACAGAATAAAAATTGAATCACATAGAGGTGGATCACAAACACAGGCTATTATTATTACTGATTACGTTGATTACACCGGTTTAAGTAATATTACGTCTCTTGATGTTAAATATAATGTTACAGCACATTCTTGTATTGGAACGTGTTACTCGGGAGGGGCATTTGGACCTTTGCCTACTAACGATGGATTTTCAACAAATACTTACTATAGTGTTCCAAATACTGGATCTGGAGTTAGAACGTTCGGTTGGATGGCCAAGGTCAATCCTAATTTAGGTAATAATAGTACAGCCGTCGATGCGGATGATGTTGAATTAACAGTAAGACTTATTGATTCAGTAGCCGGTACCTTTACAGCAACGTCCAATCAGGTAACTTTAGATCTTAACGCACAAGTCGGCAGCCAACCACAGGTTTAATAGATATGGCAAATAAAATAGGTTCACGTATTCTTAAAATTCACTGTAAATTATATGAAGGTGACGTTCACGGCACTGACTACTATAATCTCGTTTCTTTGTGGGATGCAGAAAGCAATAATGACTTTGAAGAAACTTTCATATTAGAACAATGGGAAGAACAATTTCCAGATATGATAGTAACTGTAGAAGAATATGTGCCTGTAAAGTATGATATGCTCGATCGTTTTGGGTTTACTCCGCGAGTTTAATCCTAAAATATAAATAGAAAAAACACTTCTACGTAGAGAAAAAATATGGCAACGCCAGCAACCAGAGACCAATTTATAGATTACGTTCTTCGAAAAATCGGAGCTCCGGTCATTGAGATTAACGTAGCCGAAGATCAGATCGAAGACCGCGTAGACGAAGCTGTGTCATATTGGCGTGATTATCATTATAATGGAAGCCAACTCGTTTACCTCAAGCATGAAATTACCGCAGCAGATAAAGCAAACGGTTATATTACATTACCACTAGGTTTACTCGGTATTTCGAGAGTATTTGATTTATCGTCATCAATATCTACCGGTTCGGGCATCTTTAATGTTCAGTATCAATTCGTATTGAATAACCTTGAAGATATTACGGGCTATAACGTTCAAAATTATTATATGACGATGCAGCACTTAGAGTTTTTGCAAGAAATTCTAGTAGGTAGACCTCTTATTCGATATAACAAGCACGTTAATAGACTTTATATTGACATCGATCAAGATTATTTGGTCGAAGGTGAATATATCATTATCGAAGCATATGATGTTATTGATCCCGACACTTATCCCGATGTTTGGGGTGATCGTTGGCTACAAAATTACGCAACAGCACTCATTCGAGAACAGTGGGGATTGAACCTAACTAAGTTTACTGGAATGTCACTCGTCGGCGGTGTTCAATTTAACGGAGAACAAATTCTGCAAGAGGCTAGAGAAGAAAGACAAAAAATGGAAGAGGACGCCCTCACAAGTCTGCAGCCTTTGACATACAACTTCATTGGATAAACCATGGCCACGAATGTATTCTTCAGAAACTATGACAACTTCAACGAACAACAATTAATTGATGATCTTGTAATTGAATCAATTAAAATGTATGGCGTTGATGTGCTATACGTCAAGCGTAGCATTGGCTCGCGAGATACCGTGTTTAACGAAGACGATACACCAATCTATGATGAAGTGTTTGAGTTTGAGTCATACGTAAAGAATGTCGATGGCTTTGAAGGGGAAGGTGATTTCCTTTCTAAATTTGGATTACAGATTCGAGATCAGGTTACATTCTCAGTTGCGAATCGCACCTTTGAAAAATATGTGACTCGCGAAAATAATGATATTGTACGACCACGAGAAGGTGATCTCATCTTCTTCCCTCTCAACAGTAAAATGTATGAAATTAAAAACGTTGAGCACGAGAGTGTATTCTATCAAAGTGGTGCTCTTCAGGTATTTGATATTGTTTGTGAACTCATCGAATACAGTAATCAAATCTTTAGAACTGGTAGAGATAACGTTGATGCGTACTTTGACGATATCATTACTGACACCTATACAAACGTTGGTGCTAATAACGCATCGACTCTTGTTGGATTGGCAAATACCGATCCGATTGCAAGGAACCTTTTCTATGAAAGAGAAGGTGATTCAATCATTGACTTTACAGAAATTGATCCTTTCAGTGAGGTCATTGAGATACAGGATTCTTAAATGGCAATCGCAAACTATTTTTACAATTCAACAACGAGAAAGTATGTAGCACTTTTTGGTACGTATTTTAATCAATTGACCATTGAAAGGCAAAATCTTCAAGGTGCGCCAATTCAGCGAATGGTAGTACCTATTTCATACGCACCATTTCAAAAGATTCTAGCTAGACTCGAACAAGATCCAGAATTTGCAAATAAATCTGGCATCACTCTTCCAAGAATGTCGTTTGAAATGACTTCAATGGCGTATGATCCGGATCGTAAAATTTCTCCAAACATGAAAATTAGAAAGGCGATTAAAGACGAATCGTCGGGTAATCGTAATTGGATTTATGCTGGTACACCATACAATCTCGAATTCTCACTGTACATTATGGCTAAATATAATGAAGATGCAGTCAAACTACTCGAGCAAATTCTGCCTTTTTTCAATCCAGAATTTACGAGTACTGTAAGACTCATTGACGGAATTGAGCCTATTGATGTACCGCTTATTCTCAATAGTGTAGATACAGAAGAGATTTATGAAGGCGACTTCACAGAACGCAAGAGCGTAATGTATACACTCAACTTTACTATGAAAGCGTGGTTCTTTGGGCCCGAGCGCAAGAAAGGCGTTATTAAGTTTATCGATATACGCGAATGGACATCGATGGACCCGCCCGAATCAAAAGGACCAGATGGCCAAATTACTATACAACCGGGCATGACTGACCAAGGTGAACCTACTACTATTTTAGGTGATACTGTCGATTATAGCTTAATTGATTTTGATGATAATTGGGACTACGTTGTAACTCTAGATGATGGTTCTTAAATGATGGAGATGATTTATGAAAATAGGATTTACTTGCTCGACCTTTGATTTACTTCACGCTGGTCATGTTCAAATGTTACGAGAAGCAAGGTCGCAATGTGATTATTTGATCTGTGGACTTCAGGTTGATCCCTCATTTGACCGCATTGAAAAGAATAGGCCTGTTCAAACATTAGTCGAAAGATACGCACAACTCAAAGCAGTACAATACGTCGACGAAATTATTCCATACGAAACAGAACTCGATCTTAAGGATATTCTTGAGATGTATCATATTGATGTTCGTATTCTTGGCGATGAATATCGTAATTTAGAATTTACCGGTAAAGAGATTTGCCAAAGTCGAAACATTGAACTATATTTTAATAAAAGAGATCACCGATTTTCAACAAGCGATTTGAGAAAACGTGTTTGTAAAGTAGAGATAAAAGACAATGGCAAAGAAGGATAAGATAGCTGAAACACTCGGGATTCGAGATCTCGAAGAGATTAAGTCTGAACTTGAAGTTCTTGGACCGGAAGAGCCAGAACCCGAACCCAACTTACCTGCTCATACTGAAGACCACTTACCCGCCGTGATGGACGAGGGCGCCGAAGAAAATCTTGCAGACATTGAGCTAGCTAAAAGAAACATTGAAAACATTATCAACCTCGGTGACGACTCCGTAAAAGAAATGGTTGAGATCGCTAAACAATCTGAGTCACCTCGGGCCTTTGAAGTTGTTTCTACTCTCATGAAAACTCTTCTCGATGCTAATAAAGATTATGTTGAGATGTCGACTAAAAAGCGTTATGCACGAGAAGAAGCAAATCCCAGCAAGCAGCAGGTGACTAATAATAATCTTATCGTATCGACTGCCGATCTTCTCAAAATGCTTAAGGACGGATCTGATGACTAACGGCTATCTGGGTAACCTTAATCTTAAAAGGATTGGGGAACAGATAGAATTTACTCCCGAAAATTTGAAGGAGTATATGAAGTGCATGAAAGATCCCATTTACTTTTCTCGCAAATACATTAAAATTGTACATGTAGACAAAGGCCTTATTCCGTTTGATCTCTACGATTATCAGGAAGAAATCGTACAAAAGATTACTGACAATCGACGACTAGCAGTATTAACTGCCAGGCAGTCAGGTAAAACGACGACAGCTGTCGCAGTTATCTTACACTACATTCTCTTTAATGAATTTAAGACTGTAGCTATTCTTGCAAACAAAGGTGACGCCGCACGAGAAGTGTTAGGCCGAGTCCAGCTTGCCTATGAAGCATTACCCAAATGGATGCAACAAGGTGTAGACGAATGGAATAAAGGTAATATTTCACTCGAGAATGGTTGTAAAATATATGCAGGTACGACTACGTCGAGTGCAATTCGTGGTAAATCTATCTCATTCCTCTATCTCGATGAGGTCGCTTTTATTGAAGGATTTGATGACTTCTTTGCTTCTGTATATCCCACAATCTCATCAGGTGATTCTACAAAACTAATGATGACCTCTACACCGAATGGATTAAATCACTTCTGGAAGACGTGCAAAGGCGCAGAAGAAGGTACGAATGGGTATGAATTTACGCGAGTTATGTGGTACGATGTGCCGGGCCGGGATGATAAATGGAAGCAAGAAACACTCGAAGCACTCGACTTTGATGAACAAAAGTTTAGACAAGAATACGAGTGTGGCTTTTTGGGCAGCTCGGGCACATTAATCGATGGATCAAAACTTAAGAATCTTGCTTACTCGAGACCCATTGCCGAAAACGAAGGACTAACACAATACGAAAAAGTATTAGATGGCCATACTTACGTAATGACAGTAGACGTATCTCGAGGTAAAGGATTAGACTATTCGACCTTTAATATTATTGATATTACGCAAATGCCATACAAACAAGTATGTACATTTCGAGATAATTTCATCGGGCCAGTTGATTTCGCATCAGTTATATATAGGGTAGGCTTGCTCTATAATGAGGCCGCTGTGCTCGTTGAAACTAACGATATTGGTGAGCAAGTTTCAGACGTTCTTAACATGGATTATGGATACGAAAATCTACTTTATACCGAAAATGCCGGAAGAAACGGAAAAAGAATATCGAGTGGCTTTGGTAAAAGAGTAGACAATGGGATAAGAACAACAAAAAGCGTTAAATCAATAGGTTGCAGCATACTCAAAATGCTGATTGAGCAAGATCAATTGATTTTACAAGACTTCAACACAATACAGGAATTATCACGTTTCTCTAAAAAGGGATCATCTTACGAAGCAGAATCCGGTTCGCATGATGACCTAGTGATGAACTTGGTAATATTTTCGTGGTTATCAGATCAAACGTACTTTAAAGATATGACTGACATTAATACACTTATGAAATTACGGCAAAGAACGGAAGAGCAGATTGAAGAAGATCTTTTACCATTTGGCTTTATTGACGACGGAAGCGAAAACGATGACGATGGGTTGGCCCTAGGCCGTGAAGGATGGCAAATCCTGCAGTAAGTCCTGTATTTTATAAATATAGTAAGTGATGCAATCTGAAAATTTTTTTAAAATAAGATAATAATTAAAGGAGAAAAATATGGCTTTTTCCGTAAGTCCTTCCGTAATCGTTCGTGAAGTGGACGCATCGGCAGCGGTACCAGCCATCGCAACACCACCTGCAGCCGTTGCCGGTGTTTTTAGATGGGGTCCTATCAATGAACCAGTTCTAGTATCATCTGAAAACGATCTTGTAAATCGCTTTGGTAAGCCTACCGGAGATAATTTCGAGACGTTCTTTACAGCAGCAGATTACCTTTCTTACGCTAATGCCCTATGGGTTGCTCGTGTAGATAATGGTGCTGTTACAGCTGACGCTACTGACATTGTACTTCATACTTCTAACACCGCATACGCAAATACAGCTGCACCTGGTTATGTTGCTGGCACAACTGCTGGATCCATTGGTTCCATAGACACGGGCAATACTACTTATGGTGCATTCGAAGGTCTCTATCCTGGCGCTCTTGCTAACGGAATTGAGATTTCGTATGTTAAAGATTCTAACATGGATGCCGAGTTGTTTGGTGTAGGTGATATTCCTTCTACAGTACCGGACAGCAATCCTCAAGTTGATCAGCTCTTTGCTTTTAACACTCAGACGTTCGAGTGGACAACAAGCGGAAATACGGCAGCTGAAGTATTTGATGTAGATGGCATGGTTGGAGATATTCTCGTTGTCGGTAACGACTCTGTAGGTTATCAAGAGCTTCCAATTACCTCTGCTACTCGAGTAGGTAATCAGAAAGATCTCGATCCATCTGCTAATACAAACATCGTAACGTCAACATATACGTATACGTTTACTACATCGACAAAATATTCTCTTTCAGAGACCGAAGCAAATAACTTGAAGATCAATGTCAAGTGGAAGCATTCAAGCCTCTTTGGAAGATCGCCAGACACGGGCAACTATCACGTTGCGGTCATCGATGCATCTGGCGATGTTACAGGATCTGTAGGTGCACCAGTTGAAATCTACGATAATGTATCAACCACAGTCGGTGCTACACTGCCAGATGGTAGAACAAACTATTACAAAGACGTCATTGAAAACTTCTCTGCATGGGTTAAAGTTGCAAATACCGTACATTTTGAAGCTCAATCCGCATCTACATACGAAACACTCGCTGGTGGTGCCGAAGGAACTTCTGAATCTGGTGCAACACTTTCTGCTCTTGCAGGTGGTTATGACCTCTTTAAGAACTCTAACGAAATTGACATCTCATTTGTCCTGCAGGGTAAAGGCGATAATAGCGGTAACCTTGCAAACTACATCATCTCAAACATTGCAGATTATAGAAAAGATTGCGTAGCTTTCGTTTCTCCTTCTAAAGAAGCTGTTGTAGATGAGTTGAGAACAAATGCTAAGATGACAAACGTTATCGCATATCGAAACAAACTTCAAAATTCTTCTTATTGGTTTATGGATAGCGGATACAAGTATCGCTACGACAAGTACAATGATACTTATCGCTATGTTCCTCTGAACGGTGATATGGCAGGTCTGGCTTCTCGAGTCGAACCTTACGAGTCTCCGGCAGGATTTAGAAAGGGTGTTGTAAAGAATGTTGTGAAACTTGCTTTCAATCCTAATAAAGCACAAAGAGACCAATTGTACAGCTCAGACATCAACCCAGTTATGTCGCAAGTTGGACAGGGTATCGTTCTCTTCGGTGATAAGACAGGTTTGGGTGGCAACAGTGCATTCGACAGAATCAATGTTCGAAGATTGTTTATTGCAGTCGAAAAAGCAATTGCTAACGCTGCTCAATCTTTCTTGTTCGAGTTGAATGACGAATTCACTCAGACACAATTCAGAAACATTGTAGAACCATTCTTGAGAGACATTCAGGGTAGACGTGGTATCATTGACTTCAGGGTAGTTTCTGACGCTACGGTGAACACTCCTACAGTGATTGATCAGAATAAGTTCAGAGCAAATATCTTTATCAAGCCTGCTCGCTCGATTAACGTTATCGAACTTACGTTCGTGGCTACGAGATCTGGTGTAGAGTTTGAAGAGATTGTTGGCGCGCTTACATAATAAATAAAATTAAAAGGAGAACACGAATATGAGTTTTAACATCAACGAGTTTAAATCGCAGCTTGTAGGCGGTGGTGCTCGTCCAACTCTTTTCCAAGTTCAGATTCTAAACCCTGTCGATCCAGCCGCCGACTTTAAAGTTCCATTCATGGTGCGAGCGGCTGGTATTCCTGGCTCAACAGTAGGGCAATATGAGGTGCCCTACTTTGGCCGCCAGGTTAAATACGCAGGTGATCGAACATTCGAAGATTGGACAATCACTGTAATCAACGATGAAGATTTTGCTGTAAGAAATGCTATGGAAGCTTGGTCTAACGCTATCAACTCACACGATAGTAATGTTAGAGCACTTCCTCAAGATTACAAGTCAAACGCTATCATCACACAGTTTAGTAAAGATGGTGATCCACTTAGATCTTATGTTTTCGAAGGCATGTTCCCAGTTTCTATTGATCAGATTGAAATGGATTGGGGTACTGTCGATGCTATTGAGGAATTCGGAGTTACATTCTCTTATGATTTTTGGAGAGTTGAAGGCGTTACCGGCATTCCAACAACCTAATTAATGTTGAGTGAAGGATTTTAAATTATGAAGATCTTCGGTTTTGAGATCAAGCGGCAAGAGGAGGAGGCCAATGAAGTACCGGTCTCCTTCGCCGAACCGTTAAATGACGACGGCGCGATTACCGTTGGCAGCGCGCTGGGTGGATTTTACAATACACTGATTGACTTGGAGGGCTCAGCAAAAACTGAGTCCCAACTCGTCACTAAGTATCGTGGTATGGCAATGCAGCCTGAAATTGCTCAGGCGATTGATGAAGTAATTAACGAAGCAATCAGCGTTGATACACACGATAAAGTTGTCGATATTGTTTTAGATGATACTGATTTACCAGACAAAGTAAAAAAAGCGATTTCAGATGAGTTTGTTGAAGTTTTAAGTTTACTTGATTTTACTAATACGGCATATGATGTGTTTAGTAAGTTCTATGTAGATGGCAGACTCAACTATCACATTATTATCGATGACAATAATTTAAAGAAAGGCATTACAGAACTTCGCTATATCGATCCGAGAAAAATTAAGCTTATTCGCGAAGTAGATAAAAAGGGCAAGGACGAATGGTCTGGTATGCCCACAAAAAAAATTAAAAACGAATACTATTTGTATTCTGACACTGGGTTTGGCAATGGCCCAGGTGATTCTTCGACTGGTTATAGGATCGCAAAAGACTCAATTGCCAGAGTTACATCGGGGCTAATGAATGAGAATAATTCGTTAGTCCTTTCGTATTTGCATCCTTCTATCAAGCCTCTCAATCAGTTGAGGATGTTAGAAGATGCGACTGTCATTTATACATTGACACGAGCACCAGAGAGACGTATTTTCTACATTGATGTAGGTAATTTGCCAAAGAATAAGGCAGAACAATATCTTCGAGATATGATGGTTCGCCACAAAAATAAGTTGCAATACAATGCATCAACTGGTGAGATTACAGACTCTCGTAAGATGATGACAATGACTGAAGATTTTTGGTTCCCTCGCCGAGGCGGTGAGAGATCCACAGAAGTAGATACACTCGCCGGTGGTAGTGCACAGGGCTTGAGTACAGACGAAAACTTACAGTACTTCCAACGTAAATTATATAAAGCGCTGAGAGTACCGTTAACTCGATTGGAACCAGAAACAATGGTTTCGTTTGGTCGAGTCTCAGAAATTACAAGAGACGAGCTGAAGTTTAGTAAATTCATTCGAAGACTGAGATCAAGATTTTCTTGGATCTTCAGTGAAATACTCGAAAAGCAGCTCGTATTGAAAGGTGTGTTAACACCTGAAGAATTTGAAAGTATCAAAAATCAAATTCGATATGACTTTATTAAAGACAACTATTTCGAAGAACTCAAAGAAGCAGAAATTCTCAGAGAGCGTATGAATACTTTGAGAGAGATGGAAGAAACAGTCGGTGTTTATTATTCACGAGAGTGGGTTATCCGCAATGTTCTTCAGATGAGCGAAGATGAGTTTGAAGAAATACGGGATCAGATTGAAGCAGAAAAAGAATTGTATCCTGACGACGACGAAATTTAAATTGTAACTTAAGGACCGGAAATATGAAAACCTTTAAGAGTTTAATATCTGAAATGGACCAGCCAAAATCTCCTGAAGAAAAGAGATTTAAGGATCAGCATTCCGTTGAGGTACTTGATCCTGAAGGCCACGGTGACGACATTAAGCCAAAGACTAAGAAAAAGAAGCGTTTAGCTGATTACACAGATGGCGCTGATAAAGCAGCTTATGATCAAGCTTATACCGTAAAGAAAGAAGATTGGGATGCGATCGAAGAAGAAATATTAGAGAATCACGATATTTCTGAACTCGATGAACAGCAACTCGATGAATTAATCGGTAAGATCGCAAAGGGTATTGGCAAGGGAATCAAAAAGGCTGCCAACAGAATGTCCACCTCTGGTCGGGCAGATGCGGCTGAAAAGAAAGCAGCTAAAGCAGAAAAGAAAAATCAAGATCGTGAGAGATTGAAGAAAGCTAAAGAGCGCATTGCAGCTGCCAAGGCAAAGAAAAATGAATCTTTCTTAGAAGAAGATATTGCTGATATCGTAATTCAAGCTTATGGTGAATCTATCCTTGAAATGGACGAAGAAGAATTAGATGCTATCGTTGACCGAGTCTTTGAAAGCTTAGAGGGATAATTCATGAAGCGCGTCGGAGATCTTTTACCAGAATCGAGCAGAAAAGCTCATCGTAATATGTTTAAGGCTGCTGCCAAGAAAAAGCATGATGCAGATGAGCAGGCAGCTCGAGAGAAAAGGCTTAAGGCAAAGGGTTGGGTTAGAAACAATCGTGGTGGAATGTCAAAAGTAGAAACCGCGGTCGAAGTAGAAGAGAAATATAGAAAGCCAACTCCAGATGAGATCGCCGCCGACAAGAAGAAAGATCAAAAAGGTTCTTCTAATAGGTACAAAAACATCAAGAAAAAGGTGTATGGCAACGCAATGGGCGGATTAAAAGAAGGGCGTAATGATGTAGTCAAAGCTCTCGCCGATAAAGCAAAGACCGGTGGTATCGATAAGGCTGACTTTAAGAAAGCTCATGATCTTTATAAAGCTGCTAAATTAGAAGATCTTAAGAAATTAATCAAGGGTCTCGATACAGACGTTGCAGAATACATTGCTGATGTTATTAGTAGACACGATTCAAAGGCGTTCAATAGCATGTATCCACGTGCAAAGTCTGGTGATAGTATGGCCAAGATTGTAAGAGAGCGCATGGATCGCAACAGTGGTGCAGATGGACATTCTGACGGTCAGTCTGATAGCAGCAGAGATAGAAAATTACAAGATAAAGATTACGATAATCTCATCGATCTTTATGACGCCGATGACGAAAAGGTATATCGCGAATTGATTAACCTATATGGATATAAGCCAAAGATTGCTCAAAAGACTCTTATGAGAAATAATCCAGACATTAAGAAAATTACAGATCGGGGTGCAGGAGTTAAAATCGACATGAGAGAAGATGCACAAGACGAAAAAAGAATGATGCGTTCTCAGCTCATGTTTATGGCGTATGCTGCAAAAGAGATTGCTACTTACCTTGATCGAATTAATGATCCAGAAGAATGGTATCAAAATAAGATGGCTACGACTCATTCAATGATGAAGACTCTTTATTCTTATGCGCAAGGTCAAATGCAAGCAATGGCTGCTGACCGAGATGATATCATGGCCGGTTATTACGGAGAAGACACTAATATGAAAAGCTTTAAATCACACCTCGATGAAAATGATTTTAAAATCGATGGGCGAAGAAGAGAGTTTAAAGAAAAGCTTCGTAAGCTTGCATATGAAAAGTATGGTAAGAAAAAAGTAGATGCTATTGATAAAGCAGATATGAAAGAAGACCAGCAGATCGATGAAGCAAACTTCAAGCCTGGTAATCTAAAGCTTAAAGATGGTTCTAAAGTTAAGCTTTCAATGGACGACGCAAAAGCCATATCAGCTGTAATGAAAACATTGAATCCTAAGAATCGTAAAGAAATGGAAACACGAATGATGGCAGACAAGAAAGGATTCGAAGAAATCATGGCATTTGTACAGGCAGCTGGTCTCTAATGGCTTGGCTTCCTGTTCCAGGCTCGAATGGAATTTGGGAGTATGATAATGCTCCGGCTGTGCTGCAATCTGACATTTATGTAAGCGCAAACGGTACGCTTAATCTGGGGATACGTACATTTACTCCACCAAATGGTGGTAATCCTCAGCAAACCTACGTTAAATGTAGAAAGGTAGGTGAAACAATAGAGCGTGGCGAACTGTCAAAAAATTATTACGATAACCAGTAATTGGTAAATGTATAAATAAGATTTAAGAAGAAAAACAAGGGTAAATGATATGAAATTAATTACCGAAGTAAATGAAAGTTGTGAAGTAGTTTCTGAGCTGAATGAAGAAACCGGCAAAAAGTCGTTCTTCATTGAAGGCGTTTTCATGCAAGGTAATATCAAAAACCGAAATGGTAGGATCTACCCTAGTGATGTTCTCGAAAAAGAGATGAATCGTTACCAAAAGGAATTCATTGAGACTAAGCGCGCTCTTGGCGAACTCGGTCACCCTGAAGGTCCACAAATTAACGGTGAGAGAGTTTCTCACTTGATTACTGAAATGAAGAGAGAGGGTAACGACTTTCACGGGAAAGCAAAAATTCTTGGCACACCTTACGGAGAAATTGTAAAGACTCTTCTCGACGAAGGTGTGAAGATCGGAGTCTCGACTCGCGGCCTTGGTTCTGTTAAAGCTAAGAATGGAGTGATGGAAGTACAAGGTGATTTTCATCTTTCGACAGTTGATATTGTCACTGATCCTTCTGCACCTAACGCCTTTGTTAACGGTATTATGGAAAATGTAGAATACTATTATGATATTGCTTCTAATGCTTGGCTCCCTCGGGAAGCTCAAGAAGAAGTTGCCGAAGTGGTCGAACAGATCACTAAGCAAGTTCACAAGAAGTATAATAGAATAGTGAACAAAATTGACGAACAGACAGCAGCTAAACTCTTCCAAAAGTTTATTAATACGCTGCAAAAGTAAAAGATTTATAAATAGTTTGCAACAATTCAATTGTTACATAAAAGGAGACTAAATATGGCAGATGATCAAAACAAGGTTGTCACTGACGAGGAGGTTCTCGAAAGTACAGCAGAAACTGTTGAAGAGCAGGTTGAGTCTGTTGAGGAAGTCACCGAAGAAGAGCAGCAAGAAGTAGTAGCTGAAGCTGAGGAGCAGGTAGAAGTTGTAGAAGAGACTGAGGAAGTTACTGAAGTCGATCCTACAATTGCTTCGATCTTCGAAGGTGTTGACCTTTCAGATGAATTCAAAAATAAAGTATCAGTCGTTTTTGAAGCTGCAATCAACGAGCAGGTTAAAGAGAAAGTCGCAGCAGTCGAATCTCAGTTGCAAGAGCAACTTGAAGCAGAGCTTCAAGAATCTCTGACGACTAAGGTAGAAGAGATTGTTGAAAATCTTGACAAGTATCTTGACTATGTAGTTGACGAGTGGATGACTGAAAACGAGATTGCTATCGAAGCTGGCATTAAAGTTGAAATGGCAGAATCTTTGATGAGCGGTCTTAAAGATCTATTCGAAGAGCATAACATTGACGTAGACGATGAAACTGTTGATGTAGTAACTGGCTTGGAAGAGCAGGTTGCAGCATTTACAGAAAAGGAAAACGAGCTTGTAAATAGCAACATTGAGCTCGCACAGCAAATTGCAGATATGAAAGCTGAGAAAGTCTTTGAGGAAATGACACAGGACCTCACTGTTTCTCAACAAGAAAGAATGAAGACTCTTTCTGAAAAGCTTGATACTGCGGATCTGGAGTCTTACACGACTAACCTCCAGACCATCAAAGAATCTTTCTTTGCAGAGACATCTGTGAAAAAGGAAGAAGTGATTGAAGAAGAAATCGTTTTGGAAGAGGATGAAATTAAGCGTCCTGTTTCTGACTATTCTTCGGTCAATGCTCTTGTAGAGGCACTCAACGCAAGAAAAACCAACTAAAATTAGTTTTTTATAAATAAAACAGTAACACAGTTTAATAACAAGGAGATAGAATAATATGTCTGAGACAAACTATCAAAAGCTTGTGGAAAAGTGGGGGCCAATCCTTGAGCACGAATCTTTTTCACCTATTGCTGATCAACACCGCAGATCTGTAACTGCGACTATCTTGGAGAACACTGAAAAAGCTCTTCAGGAGTCTGGTGACCTTTCTGCTAACATGAGCTCTCTGCTTTCAGAAGCTCCTCTTAACCAAGTGGGAACTACTGGTGGATTTACATCTGGTTCTGCTGATGCAGGTCCTGGTGCAGGTTACGATCCAGTACTGATTTCTCTTGTACGTCGCGCAATGCCAAATCTGATTGCATATGACATCTGTGGCGTCCAGCCAATGACTGGTCCTACAGGTCTCATCTTTGCAATGCGATCTCGTAAGTCTGCCCAACTCGGTGCAGAAACTGGATACGCTGAAGCAGATACTTCATTCTCTGGTACAGGTACTCACACCGGCACGATCGCTGTTGCTGATGCTGCTAATACTACTCTCTTCGAGACTGGTACTGGTATGACTACAGCCGCTGGTGAAGATCTCGGTGATGGCGGTACTTTCGCAGAAATGGCCTTCTCTATCGAGAAAGTAACTGTTGCTGCTAAGACACGTGCACTGAAGGCTGAGTACACCACTGAATTGGCACAAGACCTGAAAGCAGTTCATGGTCTGGATGCCGAGACTGAGCTGGCTAACATCCTCCAGTCTGAGATCCTTACTGAAATCAACCGTGAAGTGGTACGTACTATTTACACCACTGCTGAGGTTGGTGCAGGTAACACCGCTTCTGCTGGTGTATTTGATCTCGACGTTGATGCTAACGGCCGCTGGTCTGTAGAGAAGTTTAAGGGCTTGATGTTCCAAGTTGAGCAAGAAGCGAATGCAATTGCTAAGGCTACTCGCCGCGGTAAGGGTAACATCGTAATCTGCTCTTCTGACGTGGCTTCTGCCCTTCAGATGGCTGGTGTACTGGATCACACTCCAGCACTCAACAGCAACGCTCTGGAAGTTGATGACACAGGTAACACCTTCGCTGGTGTACTGAATGGTCGCTTCAGAGTCTACATTGACCCATATGCAGGTTCTAACTACATGGTTGTAGGTTACAAGGGTTCTAGCGCATTCGATGCTGGCCTCTTCTACTGCCCATACGTACCTCTGCAGATGGTCCGTGCAGTTGGTGAGAACACTTTCCAACCGAAAATCGGATTTAAGACTCGCTACGGCATGGTTGCTAACCCCTTCGCTGAAGGTCAAGCAACTGCTAACAATGCTGCTGGCCAAGGTCTTGGTGCTCTTACAGCTAACGTTAACAAGTACTACCGTAAGGTACGCGTCACTAACTTGTTCTAATAACAAGAAGCCCTTTCAAAGGGGACGCTTTGAGGGAGGCCTTGTGCCTCCCTTTTTTTTAACATAACCTTTACTGAAATGTCATTAAAAATTAATGGTAGGGGTGTCTTTGTAGCGATAAATAAATTCATTGGAACATATAATAGAACCCCGCCAGTTTGACTGACGGGGATTTTTTTTGGAATTTACAAAGAGGACCCCCACATATGAAATATCTCTTATCCCTTCTATTATTAGTCCCGATTCTAGGATTTGCAGAAGTCCACTATAATCGGAATGAACTCCCTCAACTTAACGCACAAATCTTAGAAGCATCAGAATTTGCAGATCGTATCGAAGCTACAATGGTACCCGTCGCAAAGCTCAAGCCTGTACAAACTCAACGTGTTAAAGACTTAGTCAAGCACGAAAAGCGACTCATTAAAGTCCAACAAGATACCTATAGACCTTTAGTCATCGATCATGATTATTACATCATTGATGGGCACCACCGATATGATGCACTTACCGAAATGGGTGTAGAAATGGCAAGAGTGCTACTTGTTCATGCAAACATCAAAGATGTAGTTGACTCTTTTCAAGAATATCGTGACGATACACCAACATATGAACCAATGGAAGAAATTCGAGTATACGGCTCTCGTGCCAATCTTATTAATGCTGTTGATAAGCAAATGATGGCAGATAACATTATCTCAGTTGTCGATTCAGATGCACTAGGTAACTTCCCAGATACTACTGCGGCAGACGCAGTTCGTCGCTTGTCTGGTATCAATGTAGAGAATGATCAGGGTGAAGGTCGTTATATTACCATTCGTGGATTGTCCTCTGACCTTAATGCAGTGTCAGTAAATGGGGCTTCAATGGTGGCACCTGAGAATGGACGCTCAGTGATCATGGATGGCATTCCAACCGAACTTCTGGATAGTATTACCGTAGCGAAGTCTTTAGTGCCTGAGATGGATGCTGATAGCATCGGAGGGCGGGTTGAATTCAATACGAAAAAAGCAACTGAACTTGACGATCGTTTATTCAATATTAAGCTTGCCACAAAATGGAGCGAGAAAGATGATAAGCAAATGCCTAACGCTTCTATCATCTATGGTGATTTCATTACAGATAACGTAGCTCATATCGCAGGTCTTACCTACTCATCTCGTCGTATCATTTCCCACAATAACGAAACTGGCTTTGGCTGGGAAGATGGGTTAATGAATGACGACTACGAAATGAGATGGTATGATGTTGAGCGAGAGCGTTATGGCTTTAGCTATGACATTGCCTATGATACAGGAACGACCGTATATTATGCAAACGTTCTCCATAATCAATACGATGAAACCGAAACTCGATTTAAGAATGAGTACGGTAAGATCAAAAATACTGGTGCTGAATTTGATAATGCAGTCGAGTCTTCTCGTGTACGCCACGACGTAGAAACAAAGCAACGTTACGAAACTCGTACAATTAGCGCAGCTTCAATTGGATTCGAACACCTTGGTAGCGTAACAATTGATGGTCAACTTTCTTTTTCAAGAGCAGAAGAAGATGACTCGGATAATGCTGACATTACTTTCCGTAACTATGACAAAGACTTTGGTGCTTTGTTTGATTGGTCTAATCCACGCCTTCCTACTGTAACTGCTTATGATCCAGGCCTTCGTGATCCAGCAAACCTCGAGTTTGATGCTTTCGAAACATGGTCAAATGTCAGCCAAGACGAAGAAGTAGCGGCTCAGCTCAACTTTGAGTTTGATACAAGTTTCGGTATGATTAAGACTGGTGTCAAGTATCGAGATCGTACTAAGGAAGTTGATGACTACATCATTGGTTATACATGGGATCGTACTCTTGCAGACTTCGACTCATCTGCACCTGATTGGATCTGGGATCATCAAACATTAGGTCCACACCTTTCGGGCGCAGACACTTATGACCTACTCAATTATGTAGATCAAATGGAGTTTGATTTTGAAGACGATCTCAGCAGGGACTTTACTACTGACGAGCGTATCATGGCGGCATATATTCAAGATACGGTTGACTTTGAAAATGGTACAATCATCTTTGGTGTTCGCTATGAAACGACAGAGTTCGAGTCTCAGGCATATAACCAAGACGGTGAGCTTGTATTTGCAGAGAATGATTACTCGTTCCTTGCACCTAACTTGACTGTGAAGTACTTCTTGACTGACAACCTTCAGGTTCGTGGTGCTCTTTGGCGTGGACTTTCTCGCCCAGGCTTTAAGGAAACTGCACCAAAGACTTCGGTTGATGTAGACACCTCTGGTGATACTACAGGTTCGGTCGGTAATCCAGATCTACAACCTTATGAAGCAGATAACTTTGACATTTCGCTTGAGTACTATGGTGATGGAATGACATTCGCTTCAGTCGGTTTCTTCTATAAGAACATTGCAAAT